TTATAAATTCGACAAAAAGTTGTTAAACAGGTTTAATTTCTGTTCATCTAACCTTTTCTGGTCTGTTAATGTATTGATTGACTTGTATGTTTTTTCTGCATACTTCTCACGAAGTATACCACCATCCCATACCCAATCCTTTCCTTCCATTATTCCCTCTACAAAAGCATCGGGTGCTGAAGGATCAGCAACGATATCAGCAGCAGTTGCTAACATGAAGTCGTCACCTACGACATTGACTCCCTCTCTTGTCATTTTGAGAGAACCAATACCACGAGAAGAAACACCGAGTTTGACTCCTTCTTCTACGAGAGAAGACGCGATCTTACCCATGGGTGTTGATAATAATTTTGCTTTTCCTACAAAATTAGATCCACTTTCTTTAAGCGATACAATTTTATGGGATACACGATCAAGGTTTACTGTAGGGCCTTCTGGATGACCTAACTCTCCAAGTGCTCTACCTGACTGAATATGATTCTCATTATAACGAGAAACTTCTTTACGAAGAGTTTCCATAGGATACATTCTACCGTTTCGGTTTTTAATGTTTCCTTGTAAGAATACACCTTCGATATACATAGACTTCTTGCCGTTTCTATTTTCGACGAGAAACTCTACAGATTCGATTTCTTCTCTAATCAGTTTCATTTTGTTATCCAGTACGTTGAACTTGTTGGAAATATAGAGCAGCAGTTGAACTTGCTGTTTCACCATCTGCGATAATTGCAGATAATTTATGCGAAGTCATTACTGATCCACCAGAACTAGAATTATATGCTGTTATAATACCGGATGTATTTGCAGCAACAGTAATTCTACTTTTTCTAAAACCACCACCATCTATACTTGGTATAGTGTTTTGAACGTCAGTAACTTTTACATGATTTATTATGCTAGTGTAATTACTATCATTAGCAGTATCTAGAGTAACAAAATCTCCAATTATAAATGGCATTTGTGTTCCTTCTGGAGCTTCAATAGTTGTTGTAGTTCCAGTTGTGATACCAACGACTGCTTGAGAACCCTTGGTTAGAGCAATTTGTTCTTCCTCACCACCAAGAATGAAAAAGCTTGCATTCGTTGCTATGGGTTCAGTTCCAATTGCAACATGAGCACTCGCTCCTTTTGCAACCAATCGCATTACAGTTGACTGCACATTAAATGCAGCAGATGTTGTTGCTGTTCCTGTTAAACGTACAGATGCTCCTGCTCCGACGGGTCTTATAGTCATTGATATACTCTAGTCATTTTACTATTTATTTATAGGTTACTCCTCGTCACCTATTTCTGTTTCTGCTTCGGCTTCTACCTCAGTTTCAGTCTCTGCTTCCACTTCTTCTTCTTCATCTTCAACCGTATCATCCGCAAACATTGTAGATGCTATATCAGGTCGAAGGGCATCAACTCGTTCAGCAGACTTCGCAAATAAAGCTGATTTGATTGTATCACTTATTTGTGATGGTGAATCATCAGCAATAATCATGTCCATTAAGTCTTCCATATTTAATAAAATAATACTTTAACCGTTTATATTTATATTTCCCCACCACTAGGGATAGTAGGTGCTTCTGTTGCACCACCATCAGATTCTAAATCTGGTTCTTGAACTGGTGCACCAAGATCACCTAAAGGTTGTCCAGTTTGTGGATCAACTGGTTCTGATGGATCTGGTATTACACCAGCCTTTATTTCTTTTTCTATTAACGCATCCTGTTCTATAATTTCTTCATCTGTCTGACGAAGTATTTTTCTTCTCACATAATCCTGTGAGAAGTATCTTCCGATGTATGGTTCTGCATTTGCTATATTACCTAATCTTTCGTTTAGTAACTCAGATTCTTTAAGTTCAGAGAAGTGATTATCATATAAAAAGTCATATTGTATGTGCTCACTCATAGTTTCCCAGTCTTCTGGGGTAATTACGTTCTTTAATATAAGCTGAGTCTTTAACATATCATTGAACATATTAGAGAATCTTTTTCTCAAACGTCCAACAAATTTAGTAAATTTTAATTCGTCTCTTAATATCTCGGAAGATCGTCCCAAGTTGAATCCTCCCTCTCCGTCCATTCTGGAAGGCGGTACGTTGAGCGACCTATATAATTTCTTTTTGAAGTACTCAATATCCGTGATCTCACCAAGGTTTTGACCTCCCGGTAGAGTAGAAATTTCAGTACCACGTCCTCCTTCCCTTCTAGGCAACCAGAAATCTTCAAGCATTGCCATGTACTTCTTGTCATCGCGGATCTCTCCTGTTTGTGCGTCGTAAACTAATTTGTTTCGATATCGCATCATCACATCTCTGAGATATTGCTCTGCTTTTATCTTCGGCAAGTTTCCTACATCAATGTAGAAAATCCTACGCTCTGGTGCGCGGGACAATCTATATATCACCAAACTATCCTCAATCATACGTAATTGATTGAGTGATTTGATGGCTTTGTGTAGGTATGATAACGTAGTCCCTTTATTTCTATCAACTAAACCAGATGTGCAATAAGAGATAGAATCTCTTGCCATCTTAATTCCTTGAGATGCACCTCTTGCATTTATATTCCCTGTTGGATATGCTGCTTTTGGATTGTAAATAAAATATTCTTCAATCTTAGGAAACGGATAATCTGTTGGATCCTTAGATAAAAGATTTTGTACTTTGTATTTGTCCTCTTTGCTTTTTTGCTCCTGTCTTATATAACGCATTTTTATTGCGTCTATGTATCTTAATTCTTGAATACCCTCTTCTGGTTTTTTAATATCAATTACTTTATGATAATAAATTCTACCATCAACATACCAATTACGATATATCTCATGTGCCTTTTTATCAAAATCCAATAAATCAAGAATATATTTAAACTCCTGTCTTACTTTCTTTTTTATACCATCGCTTGCGTTTAGGTGATCTAAATCTATTTCAACCGGATGATCATTTGTATCTGAAACGATAGCTTCATTTACAATATCTTCAATCGCACTATCTACCTCTGGATGAAGACACATTTCACGATATCTTCTTATTAGATCAAATTCAGTTTTAAATACACCTTCAATATCAACATAAGAACCAAAAAAACCACTACTCATAAAGTAGTCTGACTCATCCTCTCTATTTGGGGGAACGGGTGAGACTACATTCGGAGATAGTGGTTCGGTGTCCTCGATTGAGAACCCAAATAACTTAGACATGATTTATACTATTTTATCTATTTAGTTAGCCGTTAGGGCCACCTGCATCAACAAATGAGAATGATTGAACTGCAAAGTCAACGACGAACTCTTCTATTGTATCAGAAGAATCGTAAGATAGGTCAATAGATGAAACATTTGTAGGAAATATGTCGATAAACTCATATTCTCTTAAAACAGCATTACGATCACCGTTATTATCTTTTGAACTTACTGTTGCACCTCTACCAAGTTGGAATACTTTTGCATTTACCATATAAGCACTTGGATCGGTTGCACCTAAATTATTTTCTAATTTAGCAATTGTGTCAACCCATTCTTCCATCGCTTTTCTTATTCTAAAGTCTTCATCATTAATAATAGTAATACTCCAAGGTTCGATAGTTCTGTCTCCAGCAACTTTAAAAATACGACCTCTAAACGGTATGTCTATATTAGCAATGACTGATGCAGGTAACTGTGCTGCTTTACACATATATCTGAAATTATCAGCTGGCCATGCAATACCTGCTGGTAAGGTAGTAAGTTCTACCTCAAACAGATTAGGTCTTGCACCACCACCAATAAGTTGAGATTTAAATTGAGAAATTGTTTTGTTTTCTCTTGTTGTTGCCATGGTTCTTAGTCTCCTTTAGTTATTTATTTAATTAAACTCGACCTGCTACTTCTTCAAAACTCACACCAGTTCGTGTGGCAACGAATGTCAACGTAATGAAGTTGATTGATCTCGCTGGTTTCAAGAAGATATCAGCTCTAAATTCATTGTTGTCAATAACATCAGGAGTGTTATTGGATGTATCGCAAATAACTAAGAATCCTGATAGACCTCGTTTTGCTTCTACATCTCGTAAGAATGGTTCAACAATGTTTCTGAAGTTTGCTCTTGTAAGTTCATCATTTAACTCAAAGAGTTGTGCTTCAGCAGCACTCTCAAGAGCTTGTTCAACTGTTAAGAACAAACGACGAACATTGATTCTATCAAACGCAGATGCGAATGATAATCCAGTTTTATCACCGAATAGGAGTGTTCCAACTCCGGGTTTCGTGATGTAAGAATTAATTCTTTGTGGATATAGTAGATCTCTCTGATCTTTTGTTGGATTATACGCAAGTTTTATTGCGTTGTTAATCACACCTCTTTGTTCACCTGCTGGTGAGAACCATGGGAATGATTCAATTGCAGTTCTAACCATGAGTCCTGCGGTATCACCATTTGCTGGAACAAATCTAAATTGATTGTTAAATCTATCAAACATATATTTGTATCCACTGTCAAATGTTACGAATGACGATGATGTAAGTGGACTGAAGTATTCAAGAAGATTATTTGTTTGAGTTGTTGAATTGGAAATATTTACAAGATCTGCTCTGTGTGGCCCAATTGTTGCCATGCAATCTTTCCTTGCTTCAGCGATTGCAATTAGATGATTTGCTTTAGATTGTGATAAATCTCTAGATCCTAACCCTGGCCCCATAATTAAGAAATCAACTGCTTGCTCATCTTTATTTGATAAAGTATCATAAGCAGTTTTCAAATCTCCAAGAGTTGCGGTCATACCACCATTTTCTCCGGGAGCAGGAACTTTACCAGAAACACTGGTATAATCTGTACCACCACCAAGTGAGTAAGTTACATTACCTATGCCCGCAAAAGTTGTGTTTTGTGCGTTTTGACTCCATAATCCTTGAGCAGTTGTATTTGCAACAAATCCTGTTCCAAATCCAGTTGCTACCGGAAGTGTATTATGGAAAGTGTCCTCAGATTGTGAAGGATTAAATCCAGCGTAAATGTTTTCTGCTCTGTTAGCAAGAAAATCTTTGTAATAAATCTTCTCAGGTGAATTTACATTTGAGATGGCATCTTTTGCTTTTGATAATCCAACAAATTTTTCAAGAATATTTCCTTGAATTCCTGTTATCGTTCCTAGATCATCAACAACTGCAACATGAATCCCATCATTTTTTCCACCTCTATCAGAAGCATATTTATTAGTTGATGGTCTTGGTGCAATGGATTTCCAGAAAACAGTAGAATTTTCTAAACCAAGTGTTTGTTGATCATACCAATCAACTGCTGTTACAATTTCTGCAGATGCAGCTGTGTTTGCTGCGTTTGGTTCACCAGTGTTAATACCTGAACTATTAACGAAAAATACGGTCGTCGCTGCGATTCCAGCACCCGCACCTTCAGTTGTTGTTTTATAAGAGTTTGTTAATGAGTTTGTAGCATAACTGATTGGGAACTCTGTTCCTGCACTTGATACTCTAGATACAATTTTGACATCAAACTTAGAATCACCATTTGTAGCATCCGTTGATACTCCAGTGACAATTCCTTTTAAATGTCCGGTAAATGCTGCAGTTGTTCCAGCTCCCGGTATGACTACATTTGTTAAAGCAGCAGTGACACCAGCACCTATTGTGCAACCATAATCTTCTAAACTTGTTGTGTTTATTCCTATTATTTGGTCTGCTTGATCATCTATCTGACATACTTTTAATCCATTTGCCCATGAACCCGGATGTTTTGCAGCATAATAGAAGGTTGTATCAGATTCGTGATTTTCTTGATAGTCGTCAAAATTTTCTATTTTTAAACCACCAGTAGTACCAATCACAGTTGTTGATGCAATACCTACACCAGCGTTTGCGTTTCCTAAGTCATCATCATCTGCTCTAACTACTTTTAGAACACCACCATAAGATAAGAATGACGCTGCACTCATCCAATATTCAAATTGCCTATCTGTAGATAGTGGTTTTCCAAAATTCTTTATAAGTTCCTCTTCATTAGAAACTTGAATAGGTGTATCAATTGGGCCTAGACGAAATGGGCCCGCAATCGCGCCGATATTGTCCAATACATTATCTGCTCTTCCTACCGTTAAATCAACCTCTCTGACCAGTATGCCGGGAGACAATTGAGGAGTCGC